TGGATTTCGTGGATATGTACTGTATTCGCATGATACAGAATGGAGCGGAAAACCAGAAGATATTTTCTACTTACCAAGCAACAATGTTGAATGACTTGATATACCTTGTAGAAAGCAACATGTATGTACCTTTTACCCGGTGCGGAACGATAGAGATAAACGGGGACAGGCGTATAAAAGTGGGAACATTCGTGCTGAACCAAAGTACGAACGAGTTTTTCTATGTGACGAATGTAACCAACACCATATCATTTAACCGTGACGGGGTAGATAGGCGTACTGTTTTACAGGTGGAAAGAGGGTTCTATGTACCTATACTTAAAGGAAATCTGATGGAAGCGGTAAAAAGAAATGACAATTCGGTTTCTGAAAAATCAGCGTCCGGATTTACACCCGATTACTTTAAGTTGGTGGATTTAAGCGGTTTGAGACAGAAGGCGAAGGAAGCGGAAAGCGGACAGATAACCTCCTACGACAACCCGACTGTTGATAAGCAGCAATTTGACTATTTTTTGAACAGGAAATATTTCGGAGGACTTGACTAATGGCAGGAGGAGCACCAAGAATAAGCAGTAACAATTTGCCGCCTATAATGAAGGGGTATATAATGATACCCACGGATGTAGGCAGGGAAGCGTATATAGATACGGTATTTAGGACGAATATAGTAGCCGTGATGATGGAAGGCGGTATATTCCGCAATGACGCACGCATTACCAACGAGGCTATCAATAACATATGGTTTCCCGAAAAACCGGGTGAGAAGGGATGCCAGGTAATGATAGCGAGCAGCGATTTTCTTAACCAGCCTACAGTCATAGGCACCTTTATAGGCAATGATGAGGTTCCGGCATGGAGCGAGGATGTTATACGGATGAAAAAACAGGTGGAAGGAGTAACTATGTCTATGACGATAGACCCACGCAACCAGGAATGGAACATGAACCTTACCTCTATAGAGAAGCCCGTAAATTTCAACGTTACATTAGGAGGTAACGAAAAACATAAGATAAGATTGCAGAGTTCGGGAGAAGCCGAGATAGTGGCTTCCAAGAAGGTGAAGGTAACCGGATATAACGAAGTCATTGCGGAAGTCGTTAACGTGGTCGAGGACGTGAAAGAAAAGGATAAGGAGATAAGGCGTTTCACTATGAACATGGAGGGAGCCAATTTTACGTGGAAGACCCAGGACAAGACAACCGTAATAAAGGCCGACCCTAACACTGTAGACGTTAATTTCCACGACGGGAAAAGTCATATGACTATAGATGATAACGGTGTGGTATTGGGTTATGACAACGATACGGAAATGATTCAGTTAACGCAGAACTTAATAAAGCTTGTGACTGGACAGAAGGTAAATATAAACAATGCAAAGGAACCTCTAACACTGGCGAATACATTGATACAGTTATTGAATAATGTAGAGAATCAGATAATGACGCTAAAGAACGCATGGCAAACAGCGCTTGCAGGTTCGGGGGCGATGGACGGGGGTAAAGCCGGATTCGGTGCCGGGGTCGGTGCGGTAGCGGCAGTTAACCCATTGCAGTTTGATGGAATAAAAAGCACGGTAACTTTTTCGGATTGATAAGAATTTCGTATTTTTGGAGAAATAATTGATAAAATGGCAAATATCGCGCAATCAGCAATACAGAAAGCAGGGTCTTTGATAGAGACAGCCGGAAGAGCTATACTTGCATCTCAATTTCCCAATGATTTTGAGGTGTATCTTTGTACGCTTGAATTGGCAGATTCAAAGAACAATACGATAGATTTTTTCACATTCCCTATTACCCCGAATGCGATAAGCAAGACGGAAGCGAAGAGGGAAAATATAAGGAACACGGCAGGAGGAGTAACGGTATTGTCTTCTCCTACTTTTGTACCGCAGGACATTACGATAAGAGGCGATTTCGGACGTACTTTCAAGTTGTTGTTGTCGCTTGGTGGCGGTGCGTCAAGTCTGGCAGGAGCGGCCTATAGTTTATCAGCCGGGAAATGGAGTTTGAGCGATATTTCGGGGAAAAATACGAACTCCTTAAAGTCGGCTTCGTTCGACCCCTCTGTCAAGAACGGATATGGATGTACGAAAATATTACAAGCTATCATATCAAAAAGTAATGGTGTGGATAAGGACGGTTTGCCATTCCGTCTTTACTTCTATAATATGGCTTTGGGTGAGAGTTATTTGGTTGTTGTGCCTCCTACTGGATTGGTACTGAACCAAAGTTTACAGCGCAACATGATATGGGAATATTCGCTTACAATGACAGCGATAGCTCCTATAGAAGCGGTGGCAGGAGAACAGAAAGCGAAAACGGCACTCACTAAAATTTGTACGGCTGCTGCAATACAGAAAGGCGTGAATGATTTGGCAGCTTCACTTGCAGCTTTGTTATAATAAGGGAGGATAAAGGATGGATGCAGTGATGGAAACGGCTTATGCCAAGTTTAAGAATATTACCGGATATGACATAAAACAGTTCTTCCAAAATTATGTTGATTTTTGTAACAATTACTATGCTTACATAGTGGATTATTACCAAGGAGGAGAATTGAATGCAGAATCATTCTATCAGTTGGATAAGATGATAGCGCAAATCAATATTGTGGAACCCATGTTCCAGCTTCATGAAAACAAGTTGGACGATATTTCCATGTGGGAAATATTAGACAACTTTTCGGAAGTGGAAACAAAGATATTGACAATAAAAAATTCTGACAGGTGGTTAAGAAGTGCAACGCTTGGAAGACAGAACACCCTACAACTTGACAAGCAGTTAAGGACAGGAGAGACGTTTGAAAACGTAGCGGAAGAAATTGCAATGACGGACCCGGAAGACGACTGGACATCCATAACTATACCACAATACATTATAGAAGAAGATTATGAAGCAGGACAAGGAAGTAACACGTTTGCAGTAAATCTTCGTAATGTAGGCGTAAATTATGTGGATAATGTGGTAGACACGCTTGTAGGAGAAAATGTGCTTGGAAAGGATATAGATACTGAATTTGAATTCAAGGACGATGATTTGAAAGTGAAGAAGTTCGGTACATCTATGGAACAAGCGTTGAAAATCATATTAGAGGCTTTGAAAGGCTGTATTCCGGAATTCAAGGACTATGGTTTGCCGTCAGACTTTATCGGACAGACGACGAATGCAATACAATACCCGGTGATATTTAAGGCTCTTATGAATATGTTCCAGAGGGACAACCGATGGGCAAGTGCGGAGCTTCTGGATTTGGTAAAGAAAGAAGATTCGGTGTTTATGAAGGTAAAGGCCACAACCGTAACGAGAGAAGATTTTGTTATTAATGTTCCTATTTAAAAATATATTTACATGATTACTAAGACAGCGAATACGATTGCAAATTTAAAGAATTTGTGGATTGAAATGTTTTTAAACAAGACCGACCGTGTTTCAAACATTGCGGACGGTTCTGTACTTAATGGTGTCGCTTATGGTACAGCAAAGGTGGCGCAAAAAGCGATAAAGGATATTGCCATAGTGGAGGCACAGATTTTCCCCAAATCGGCAACGGGTGATTATCTTGATAAGTCGGCTGCATTGTTCGGTGTCAGTCCGAGAAAGGAAGCACTTGGTTCTTCTACTTATGTACGCGTATTCGCTGAACCCGGCACGCATTATGAAGTGGGGACAAAGTTTATTTCAAAGAACGGTGTGCAATTCATTGTAGACCAGCCTTTTACGGTTGATAAGTCTGGATATGGGTATATCAGTGTAAGAAGTGTTATCACTGGGTCTGCTACCAATGTGGAGGCAAACAGCATTACCGAAGTATCGCCGAGACCGTTGACACATATAGAGTGTACCAACGAATATGCGGCTATCGGGGGACGTGACTATGAGGACGACGAGACATTCAGAAACAGAATAATAAATTATAACAACAAGCTTTCCACCGACACAATGGAAGGCTGGACGCAAATATTCCAGGACTTGGACCCGCGCATTTTAAAGGTCATGAATGTTGGACTTGGTGAGGACGGAAAGACACACATTTATCTTGTAACCCAAAACGGGTCTTTCTTTACGGATGATGAACTGGAAGAATTGCTTACAAAGGCAACCCCCTATTTCGGACTGACCGAACTTGATTTGCAGGGGAACACGCTTGGAATTGTGATTGAGAACGCAAAATGGATGTATGTAGGTGGTGAAGAGGGAGTTGATTTCCGTGTGGAATTGTCGCCCAATGCAGTGATTGCGGATGTAAGAAAAAATATCCAGATTGCAATGACGAAGTATCTGGATTTCCGTTTCTGGGAAGCTGGGAAAAAGGTGGAATGGGACGACTTGCTGGAAGTGGTGAAGACCGCAGAAGGTGTGAAGTACGTACCGGACGAATTCTTCTTCCCCTATTTTGATGAAGAAGTACCTTTGAACATGTTGCCTCGTATTAAGGGATTCAGAATGCGAGATTTGGAAGGGAATATTCTGTATGATTCGGGCAGTAGCTTGTCCAATATTTTCTATCCGGCAGGAGAAAGCGATATATATAAAGGCTCACAATCTGTTATAGCTTCGCAGAAATATTTGTGTTCGTTTACTGTAACCAATACCAAGAATGTAGCCGTACCGGGCGCATACATAACAATAGGAAACAAGGTAATCATTACGGACAGCAACGGTACGGCGAACATTCTTCTGGAAAACGGGGAATACGAATATATCCTTTCAAAGACGAACTGGACACAGAAGACCGGGGAGTTTGTGGTTCTGAATAACCCTATTTATGTAAACATAAACGATTTCATAGCAACACCCTATCCGGTCACTTTTACCGTATATGAAGGTGAAGCGCCCTTGCAGGGTGTCAAGGTGACGACGAGCGTATATACGTCAGAAACGGACGACAATGGGCAGGCAACAATCAACCTGGAACCGGGGACGTATGAGTACAAGCTTGAAAAGTCGGGTTTCCAGACCATAGAAAGCGTGTTTACGGTTGAAAATCAGCCAATAGACATATTCCAAAGAATGTTCCTTACAAAAATGAA